ACTTAAAGTTAAATTTTCAAATCTATAAGCACCTATTGGTCTTTTAACTGGTATGCCTAATGTGGTAGGTTGATCTTGTGCTTCAAGAATCAAATTAGGTAAAGTAGTTTCCTGTGTGTAATATTGAACAGTTGGAAGTCTTGAGATTTCGAACCGAAAATAGTTCTGACCTAATGTAGAAATTTCTGTTAAAGACATAAACTATGTAGAAAAGAAAACGGGAGCCATTTCTGGCTCCCGTTTTCAAAGAGTTAGATACTACTTATCAGTTAGTGTTACCGTGGAGATTAACAACACGGAAGATACGGTAGTACTGGTTGATATTGGCGGTCATGCTTTCGCCGTCTAAGGTTCCATCGCTCTTGATGACGAATGGGTTAGCAACCATGCCGTAACGGGTCTTGAAGCCGATCTTTGGCTGGAAGGTATTAGGATCGACTGCACGGACCATCTGGAGTGGGACGTATGGGCAGTAGAACAAGCCAGCGTCGTAGGGGCTTGCACCACGGTAGCCGACGCAGACGAAATCTACGCCCGACTTGACGTAAGGATCGATGTAAACGCGCATCTTGCCATTGAGTACGCCAGCAAAAGTATTTCCAGTGTCATCAATTTCAAGCTGGTTGTTTAGAGCGGGGCTGATGTTTAGCCATCCACCCATGGCGAGGGCTGAAGCAACATCTGACGAGCAGATGATGAAGTTACCCTTACCACGACGAGTTTCCTTAGCAATCTGGTTGGCTTCGCGTTCGATCTGGAACATGAGGCCACGGAAGCGTTCAGCTGACCAACGACCGTCTGAGTCGGTGAGGAGGTCATAAACACCACCACCAAAGCTGTTGGAGCTTAGATCGGTTTGAGTTGCACCAATCTTAGCAACATGGTAGATGCCACGAACGACTTCGCGGTTGATTTCAGCAAGAATTTCAGTGCTGAGAATGTTAGCTAGTTCGGTTTCAGCATCAAGTCCATGAACAGCCTTGAGGTCCTGAGCAAGCTCAGTGGTGTAGTCGGCCTTTAGAGCACGGGTCTTAGCCTGAACAGCAACCTTGTCGATGGTGAAAGCCATTTCTTGGAATTGCTTGTCTCCACCAAGACCTTCAGCTTCGCCTACAAGCATACCCTTGAAGTTTCCGCTGTAGAATGCACCTCTAGTTGCACCAGTTAATCCACCGAATAGAGTTAGACCATAATCGGTGCTGTAGGCGGCTCCGTTGAGGTAATCGGCATAGGTGTCTCCCTGACCACCAGTGCCACCTGAACCTGCGAAGGGAACAAATGGTTCCTGGAACATGGCTTCCTTACGGGTTCCGCCATTGGGATCGTACTTGGGACGCATTGCGAAAATGAGTCCGGTTGGGGCGGTCATTGGCTGAACGCCGCAGATGTCGTAAGCAATGAGGTTTGGCATTGCGCGACGAACTAGGCTGATTAGGATTGGGTCATAACCAGCGATTGAGGTTGAAGAGGGGCTAGCAACGTTGCTGATGACTCCACCGAGGGTGTTGTCTTCAGTTAGTCTCTGAGAGCGCATGGCCTGCTCTTGGTTCTCAAGAAGAACAGCAGTTACTTTGTTCTTGTAGCTATCTTCAATCTGTGGGAGTGCATCGTGCTTCAAAACTGGCTCCCACTTCTCAGTTAGAATATCGTATGGTGTTGTATCGTCAAAATTCATGTGTATCTCCTAATATTTTATTTATAAAATTTATTTCTTTATGTGTCTACTAATAGCTCTTCTGTAAATATCCATTCCCTCGCTAATCATTTCAGGCTCAGATGATGTATCAAGAATGTCTACCTTTGGAGCAAATCTTGGCATTGCTGCTTGAGCTGATTGTGGTTGGACATTTCCATTTCCAAAATAACTTTCCTTTAGAATTTGAATCTTTCCTCTGAACTGTTCTACATCGTCATATTCGATACCTTCAGCTAGATTAGCCAGTTTTTCAACCTGAGTCTGAGCAAGACCCCGGGTTTCCTGAGCAAAAACGCTCACGGCGGCAGATTCAAGTAATTTCTTTCTTAGATCAATATTTTCGTTCATTGAATTATTCAATTGATCTTCCTGTTGCTCAATCTTGGTGTATAGTTCGTCTAAAACATCATATTTTTCATTTGGAACATCAATGAAGTTGCTCTCAAATAGTTTCTTTAGTCCAAAGATGAAATTTTCGGCTAGTTCTACCTTAATTCCTCTTTCGATTTGGAGCTTATTTTCATTAATCCATTCCTCAACAACATAGGTTAAATAATCATCAATCTTTTCAGTGAGTCCATTTACAGTTTCAGTGAGAGCATTGGTATACTGGGCTTTGTAAGCTTCATTGATGCGAGTTGCAATCTCGTTTGATTTTTCATTTACTGCGGCAACAAAGATGGTCTTTGCCTTTTCGACAAAATTTTCTGAAAGGTTAGCATTTGCAAAAAGTGCAGCTAAATGCTCCTTTAAGCTTTCTTCAGTTGATTCTTCTTCTTCGCCTTCAACTGGTATTTGTTCTTGTTGTTGACCCATTGGCCCCTGAACAGTTCTCATGTTCATTTGGGCTAAACCTTCGGCTGGGGGATTCTGTGTCTGAAGCATAAATCCCTTTCCTTCGGCATCAAGTGATGTTTTACCTAAAAAATCCATTTCTACTGATGTATCGTTCATTTGTTAACTCTCCGTTTTATATATATTTAAATTTCTGTTCGACCATATTGTATATTTGCATGTGGTGTGCCTCTGCCCATTCTTCTCAAATTGATTGCTGCACTTGCATTTAAAGCTTGTGGAGCTAGTTTAAATGGGGCAAGCATAGTGTTAATTCCAGCTTCTTTATATTCAGCACCTAATCTACCAAGTGGACCTTGAGCTAATTGATTAGCTAAGTAATCTTGCCAAGCCCTTTGTTCCTGAGCCCAGGCTGCTCCTGCATATGAACCAGCAGCAACTGCATTTAAAACTTTATCGCTATATCTGCGATTTTTAGATCCACCAGCCAGAAACGAAAATCCTCTTTTTGCTTTTCCCAAAATATTGGCAACATTCAAACCCAAAGTTTTTTCATTCAATGAAACAAAATCAATATTTCTATTAGATTCTGATAAGAAATAAAAATTTTTTAATTTTTGATTCATTTAATTTTTCTCAAGAAATCAGCAAAAAGTTTAATTGATTCTGCTTGTAGTTTTTTAGAGGGAGTTTTCTTTATGGTGTTTCTATATTCAGTAATTTGCTGTTCCTTTAGAAGACCATTATCCCAAACCCACTCTTTACCTTCCATGATTCCATTTACGAAAGCATTTGGTGCTGATGGATCTGCAACAATATCGATAGCAGCAAGCATGAAGTCCTCTTTCACAACATTTATTCCACCTCGTTTTTCCAAAGAACCCATTCCACGGGTTGAGACTCCAAGCTTGACACCTTCACTCATTAGATTCTTTACAATCTGACCACACGGAGTATCAAGAATCTTGGCTTTACCATAGAAATCATTGTTATTCTCGTAAAGCCAGGTGACTTTGTGAGAAACACGATCAAGATTTACTGAAGGACCAGTTGGGTGATTTAATTCACCAAGAGCGCGATTCTTATTCACATATTCAGTAACATAGCGATTGGCTTCTTTGACAAGAATTTGTTTTGGATAAACTCTGCCATTTTTATTTTTTTGATCAGCCTGCATGAAAACGCCTTCGATGAAATATTGCTTTTCACCGTCTTTGTTTTCAGTTAGGTATGCTACTTCTTCAACTGTTTCGGTAATTAATTTCATTCTTCGCCTTTTTCGCAACCTTCATCCTCGTCCTCGTCCTCGTCCTCGTCCTCGTCCTCGTCCGTTTCCTCTTCTTTGCCTTCTACTTCCCCATCCTGCTCTTCATCTTTACCAGCAGCAATGATATCTCCTCTGGTAACCTCATCGAAGGGAGGATAATTGTTTGCTAGATTATCATCTGCCTCATTAAAAGTTGTTTTGGAAACTTTTACATATTCTTCGGCTAGTCTTTGGCCTAGCTTAATAGCTAAATCCTCAGTGATTGCCTTTTTTGCTTTGACTGCATTCTCTTCAAGAATTGAATGGATGATTGTTTTTGCTTTCATAGTTTTTTCCTTTGTTATTTATATTTTTATTATTCTGGCTGTTCTTGTGCCATTTGCATTTGTGCCAATTGTTCTTGCTGCTGCTTTGCTATATCTACAGCCATTTCGCTGTTTAATTGTTCTATTTCTTCATCACTTTGCTTCAAAATATTCTTTTTGATGTACATGGAAGAGAAATATTTACCTATCATTGGCTCCATTTGAGTGGCCAATTCCATTCTAGCAGATAAAATTTCAGCATCTTTTAAATCAGTAAAATAAGAATCTTTATTAAACGAGAAGTTAATAGTATAATTAATTTCTTCCCAGTCATTCTGAGTTATGATCCCCTTAAGAACCAATTGAATTCTAAGCAATTGCATGAATACTTGGGCAAACTTATTACGCAATCTTTCAATAAATTTATAGAATTTAACTTCATCTCTCGTAATTTCAGCCGATCTTCCTAGATTGAAGCCATTTTCTCCAACCAATCTTGACGGTGGAATATTCAAAGCATAATATAATTTTCTCTTGAAATACTCAACATCGGTCAATTCGCCTAGATTCTGTCCGCCATCTAGAGTTGAGATTTCTGTCCCTCTACCACCTTCACGACGAGGTAGCCAGTAATCTTCAATCATTGCCATTTGATTTCTGTCGTCTTTGATTTCTCCAGTTGTCTGGTTATAAATCATTCGATTACGATATTTGTTCATAAGCTCACGAACATACTGTTCGGCTTTTTGCTTTGGTAAATTACCGACATCAATATAAAAAATACGACGTTCTGGAGCGCGTGAGATGCGATATACGACGATAGCATCTTCGATCTGGCGCAACATGTTAAGAGGTCTAATGGCCTTATGGAGATAACCAACAACTCTCTTTGAGTTCATATCGACCATACCTGAATGGCAATATGCTATAGAG